TGACAATTCCTTTTAGATGATATGGAACAAGAACTTGTCTCTAATTTTGATGAGTTCTGTAATACTGATTTTGATTTACATGTATCTAATTCTTCTAATGATCAGGAACTATACAGAAATCTACAAGCATTGATTCAACCTGCTATACAAAATGGTCAAGCTACATTTGCAGATGTTATTGCTTTATCTAATTCTGAATCTACACAAGAACTTGCTAAACGATTAGAAAATTCTGCTAAAAGAATTAAAGAAGAGCAAGAAAAAATGCAACAGCAAAAAATGCAACAAGATCAACAAATGGCTCAAGAAGCTAATGCTGTTAAACAACAAGAACTTGAATTTAAAGTTAAAGAACATGATGATAAAATTGCTGTTCAACGTGAAAAAATTCAAGCAGATCTTACTATAGCAGGTATGAAAGAAATGAACACTAATGTACGTCATGCGATTGATGGAGAACGTGTTGATACAGATAAAAATGGAATTGATGATACTCTTGATTTAAGAAGAGTAGATGTTGATGAAAATTATAAAAATGAACAAATAAGATTAGCAGAAGAAAAATTAAGAGAAACTCAAAGAGCTAATAAAGCTAATGAGGAAATTAAGAAAAAAGCAGCTAATAAACCAACAGGAACTAAATAAAGCCATATAGTAACTATTATAAAAAAAAATAATACTATATGTTAAAAAGTTTTTAATATTGTAACTAATAACGACAGCAAAATATGAGTACAGAAAATGAAAGTCTATTTGAAGGAATTCAAATTATGACACCAGCAGAATTAAACGCTGCTGTACAAACTTCAACAGGGACGGAGAACCCTGAAGATAAAACAGAAAATGATGATTTTACAATTGAACCTGTAATTTCACAAACAAACGCAGAAGAACCAATTGATAAAACAATTGACACTACTGCTAATAAAACAACGGATTCAAGCGAGAATTCGTCAGATTTGAAATATAAAGCTTTAATGAAAGAGCTTGTTAATGCAGGAGTATTAACTGTAGAACAAGTAGAAGAATTAGAGGAAATGCCTGGTACATTTGATTCCATTAAAGCATTAATGGAAAAAACAGTAGATGGTAAATTAAAAGATAAAGAAGAAAATTGGAAAAAGTCAATGACTGGAGCCAAAAAAAGATTCTTAGAAATTGAAGATGCTTTTGATGATACTGACGCTGCTATTCAAATGGCACAAAGGTTAGAGTACTTAAATAGTCTTTCAGATGAAACAATAAAAGCAGATGTTAATCTTCAGAAACAACTTTACTATAATGATTTGATTAGTAAAGGTTTTTCAAACGAAGATGCAATGGAAGCTATAGCTGACGCAGAAGCAATTAATAAATTAGAGGAAAAGTCTTTAAAGTCTTTACCTAATTTAAAAGAAGCTACTAATAGTATTGTTGAAAAATCTCGTCTTGCAAAAGAAGAGAAAACAAAACAACAAATTGCAGATGAAGAAGCTAAGTTTAAAAGTTTGATTGATAATATTGATAGTCGTGATTCATTCATTGACGGATTACAATTAAACAAAGTGTCCAAAGACAAAATTAAAAGCAACATAATGAATGTTGTTCATAAAGATAGTCAAGGACGAGAGTATAATAGTTTAATGTATAAGCAGTTGAGAAACCCTGTAGAGTTTGAAATGCTAATAAACTATTACGATTCTATTGGAATGTTTAATTTAGATAAAGAAGGTAAATTTAAACCTGATATTTCTAAAATTAAAAATGTAGCAAAAACACAAGCTGTAAATGAGCTTGATAAAGTTATTGCAACAGAAGACCAAAGAGGAGTTGGACGTAATACTTCAGTAGAAATGTCTGAAAAAGGAAAAGGAATTATAAACCTACTTGAAAAAGCAGGTTTTAATAAATAAATAAAAACAAATTCGTTTAACAATAAAAATAAAAACAAACAATGGCTCAATTATTTCCATTACAAAAGTATGAAGCAGTAGATTATAATGGTTTGGTAACAGACAACCATTTTCACGCTTTGTATCAACAAAAACCTCAATTGATTTCTAATGTAATTCGTGAGATTTACAAAACAAATCTACAAGGTAAACTTCGTGAATTCGTTGATCGTTTCCCTGTAAAAGAGGTGGAACAAGAGAATGGATTCTATAATTGGATGCTACAAGGACAGCATGATAAGAATATCGCTTTGGTAGACGCTGAGACTATCGGAGGATTGACTATTTCTGCTGGTAACTTCCCTGCACAAGTTGGTGCTAACGGTGAACGTTGGTATATGATTTACGACGAACCTCTTTTCAACGAAACTGACGTTATTCGTGGTGATGTTGATGACTATCATCTATTGGTTAAGAAAGCTATGGATGCAGGTTCTCGTTACAAATATGAAGTAGAATTGGTAACAAGTTCTAGCACTTTGTCAATGCCTTCTGATGAATTGATCATTGGTGGTCGTTGGTCTAAGTTCTATGCTTTGTCTCCTTCCACACTTTCTTATCAAGGTACTAAGCCTTATTTCACTTCTCCTTGGAGAATGGAAAACCGTCCTTGTACAATGAGAATGGAATATGAAGTAGCAGGTAATACTATCAATAAAGGTAAAAACGAACCATTGGAGTTTGGATTTAACTATAAAGGACAGCAAGAGTCTATCTGGATTAACTACCAAGACCTTGTTGCTCATCATCAGTGTGAAGAAATGTTTGCTCGTATGTTGTTGTATGGTAAGAAAAACTGGACAGCAGATCACAAGTACTTGAACAAAGACGATAAGACGAAATATGCTATCGAATCAGGTTCAGGTTTCTTTGAGCAAATCGCTCCTTCAAACGTACACTACTACAATACTTATGACCTTGACTGGCATTTGGAATTGTTGTTGGATATGGGTGTTGGTAAGATCGAAAGAGGTAAGCGTGTTATCCACTTGTTGACAGGTGAATTTGGTGCTATCGAAATCTCTAAGCAAATCCAAGCTAAATCAGGAACAGGTAAATTCACAGTAATTTCTGATAAGTTCTTGATGTCTAACACTAATCCTGGAAACCTTGGAGGTGGAAACACTAAAGGTCTAATGGAACCACAGTGGAATGTTTATGAGTGGTATAACGGAGTTGTTATCAAAGTTGAAATCGTAGATTTCTTTGATGATGATGTTTATTTCCCTCAAAGACACCCTGATGGAAAAGGTATCGTAGAATCTCACCGAATCCTTGCACTTGATTATGGAGACAATGCAGGTATTTACCGAGTGAAGCCTAAAGGAGTTCCTGATTACAACTGGGCATATATCCCAGGTATGAGAGATCCATTCTCTCCTGCAGGTAAAGGTTCACCGAAAATGGTAGCTTCTCCAATCGACGGATACTCTGTACACTTCCAGAAGTGGGGAGGTTTGATGATTGAAGACCCAACAAAAGTAGTTGACCTACGCTTGAACGTAGTTCGATAATAAATAAAGATATTCCTCCCAAGAGTTGAAAGCCTTGGGAGGATATTTTAAAAAGAGAAATTAAATAATAATAAGACAGCAAAAAATGGAAACATTAACAGAACAAGAAGTGGTTTATGGATCATTTCTACAAAACAGAATTGTAGCAGTAAAACCCGTTGAATCAAATGGTAAATGGGGAACATTATTAGTAAATGGTCAAGAAAATAAAAAAGACCCTTTTCTTTATAATAAAGTAAAAAGAAGCTACGATGTACCTCTAAATTCTCAATTGATGGGAGGAGGAGTTAAAACAATTCTTGACGATCAAAAGAGAGTTAAGATTGCAAAATACATTGAGAAGTATCCTTTAGGTATGACTCAAAAAGAGTTCTTTGAAAATGAATTAGGTGTTAATCTTAACACAACTGCTAAAACAGAAGATAACTTCTGGAGAACAAATAGGAACGGAAAAGTAATACTTACTAAAGAAGGTATTAAGTTAAATCTTAATCAACCTTTGGATATGTTAAAATATCTTATCCTTTTATCAAACGATAAACTTATTAGTCCTTCATTTGATAATAGAACTGACAAAGCAACTTATGAGTTTATGTTAGTAGACGAATCTAAAGTAACTGTTAAAAAGTTAGAAGAAGCGTCTATTAAATCAAAAGCTTATATTAAATTTGCAGAGATTACGCAAAGCAAGAAATCTACAATTGGATTTATTAAATCTCTTGGTAGAGCAATTCCTGCTACTGCAACTGAAGATTGGTTAAAGAATGAAATTTTAACGATCATTGAAGAAAACCCTGGTGCTTTCTTAGATATGGTTAATCATCCTCAATACCAAGAAAAGATTTTTGTACAAGAAGCAATTGAAGCTGGTGCAATTATCCGTAAAGGAGATAAGAGATACACTCTTGATAACGGTGTAGAACTTGGAGACCTTACTGATACTATTGGATTCCTTTTGAATCCTGAGAATCAGGAAACAAGATTAAGAATTAAAGCAAAGGTTGAACTAGCTAACAAAAAATAATAGAATATGACTGCAAACGAAATGGCTGATGAGCTTGACCAAAAACTTGATAGAGTAGATAGTTATGGTGGTCCTGGATACGAAGATTTTGATTATTCTTCTATCCTTACTGAAGCACAGCACATGTTTGTAAAAATGTTCTTTGACGAAATGAATAACCGTAAGGGTAAAGGATTTCAAGAAATAGAAATTAGAAACCAGGGACTAGGAGCATTGATACAAGATGCTCCTTCCCTAACGGTTTCGGCTTCTCAAGTAGGAGTTTTTAATAATGGAACAATTTTAGGAAAGTTCTTTGATTTACCGTTAGACCACATGTACACTACATACGAAGAATGTACTATAGATAAATTAAAATGTGGTTCAACAACTGATTATATCGTTGCTTATATTACACATGTAGCTGACAACGAAATACAGAGACACGACTGGAATAAGTATAAAAAACCTTATTACAAATCGTATGGAGATGCTAGAGTATGGAGAAAAGAATTTCGTAGGTCAACTACA